CCTTCAGTCATGCCAGGATCATCGTCTGGTGTCGTCACAGTCTATCCGACATCTGCACCAGTTGAGTGTACTGCTGATGGTACAGCAACAGCGAACAGGACATGGAAAACAGGATCAACAGACTGGATTCCAACTGAGATTGGTGCCACATACGGTGTGAAAGTTTATATACATACTAGTGGTGATGCTTCCAATGCAGCATCTGGTGGCGATCAAGTTTTTGGTGTTGGCTCTGGTAATAACGATGAATGGTTCTTTGATTACCAGAGTGGTGTTCTACATTTTATTGGTGATAATTTACCAAATGGTATTGACTTCACTGGTAAATCCGTGTATATTAGTGGTGCTAGATATACTGGTTCGTTTGGTGTTGGCGGTGGTGCTGCTAACAACTTTAATCAGGTCTTCACTGGCAACACTACAATCACCACACTTATTCTATCGACCGTTCTCGGCGTAGAACAAGGTGGTACAGGTGTCAGTTCATTAACGAAAGACGGCGTTCTATTTGGTGCAAATACTACAACAATGGGATTTGCTACAGGTGCGAATGGTAACATTCTTCAAATCGCTGCAAATGGTACACCAACCTTTGGCGTAAATATTTTAGATGGCGGAGATTTCTAGTAGCATGGAAGAGATTGATCGTAAAAAATTAGAGGTTATTAATACCTACATTGATAAGCAACAAGAGCATATTAATGAACTCACTAAAAAAAATTTAATATTAGAGTCTCAAAACACCTATCTAAACGAGAGAGTTAAAGAGCTTGAAAAACTAAATAAAGTTATTCAAGATAGATTAAATCATCTGGATAAAAAGTTCACAGAGAAGAATAAACAGAACACCAAATTTACTAATATGTTCGGTAGTCTTTTCGGTGGTAAAAGTGATTATGATGGTGAAGTATACGATATGAACCCGGTTGAAAATATCAATGATGAGGTTCATCCTCATTCTAAAGAGGATAAACTAAAAACGACCCCTACGGGGAAACATGTTATCCGAGGTGGTCTTCCACCTATGTCAAAAAAAAATAAATTAATCCTATAGGAGAATATTAAAAATGGCTTCCGTAATTAAACTTAAACGGTCCAGTACTTCCGGCGCAGTTCCGGCTTCTGGTGACCTAGAGGTAGGTGAGGTTGCGATTAACCTTGCGGACCGTGTAATCTATTCTAAGCAATCTGGTGGTACTGTTGTTCGTATTGGCGAATCAGCTCTTGCTAACACCAATGCTTACATTGCTTCTGTCCAGTCTGCTCTTGATACTCAAGAATCAAAACAGGCATCAGATCTTGCTAACACCAACACTTACATTGCTAGTGTTCAGTCTGCTCTTGATACTCAAGAAGCAAAACAAGCAAGTGATTTGGCTAACACCAACACTTACATTGCTGCTGTTGAAGCTTCATCAGGTGGTGGTCTTGGTAATACCAACTTGGCAATTGCTCAGTTGAACACCAACTTGACTGGTACTAATACAGCTATCCGTGCATTAAACACTGCTACTCAGTCAGCATTGGATACACAAGAAGCAAAACAAGCAAGTGATTTGGGTAACACAAATAGTTATATCGCTAGTGTTCAGTCTGCTCTTGATACTCAAGAAGCAAAACAAGCAAGTGATTTGGGTAACACAAATAGTTATATCGCTAGTGTTCAGTCTGCTCTTGATACTCAAGAAGCAAAACAAGCTTCAGATCTTGCTAATACAAACACTCGTATTGACGGTCTAAACTCATCACTCTCAGGTAGCTATCTAACTGTTGCTGACCCAGCATCAACTGGTCACTTTAATCACACAGGTCGTGCATCTATCAGCACAAACTTGACAGTTGCTGGTAACACACACATCGACGGCAACCTAACCGTTGAAGGTGAAGTAACCTACATCTCAACAACAACTCTAGAAGTTATGGATCCATTAATCAAGTTGGCATCCAATAACCAAACAGATGCTGTTGATACTGGTTTCTATGCCTTGTATGACGAAGGTTCAACTTCTAAGTATGCTGGTATCTTCCGTGATGCCACAGATGGCATCTTCAAAGTCTTTAAGGACTTGGAAGCAGATCCAACAGTAACAGTTGATACTGGTGGTACTGGTTATGCTATCGGTCAGTTAGACGCCATTGTTGACGGTGGTTCTTTCTAATCTACATTACTAAAATCGCTGGGAGGGCTTCGGCTCTCCCAGTACTACCGTAGATTAAGAAAGGGGTTGACTGGATGGCATCTATTATTAAACTAAAAAGGTCCAGTACGGCTGGTGCAACACCAAGTTTATCAGATCTTGAAACTGGTGAATTGGCACTTAACGTCAAAGACCAAAAATTGTATTCATCAAACGGAACTGGTGTATTCCAGGTCTTTACTGGTGGTGCAAAAGCTGTCTCTGTTGGGCAAACGGCAGTCGAAGACTTAACACCAAGCGATTTGGTTGTCACAAGTGTATCCGGCTTTGCAAACTCCGTTGTTGATAATAGTCTCTTGGCACAAAAAGTAGACATTAGTGTTCATAATGCAGCACTAGCAAACACTAATGCATATATTGCTACCGAAGCAGGAACTGCTGATGGTGGTACTTACTAAGTTGGGGGATAATTAGATGGCTTCAATTATTAAACTAAAAAGATCCAGCACTGCTGGTGCAAGACCATCTTCATTGGAGGAAGGTGAATTAGCGATTAACGTAAAAGATCAGCGTATCATTTCTGCTAATTCATCTTCCGTCTTTGATTTATTTGATGGCTCAAACGAATTACAAAAAACAACAGGTGACTTTGGCGATAGGCAATTAACGCAAACTGTCGTAACATCTGTATCTTATTATGCAAACGCTACTTCTTTTGTAGGCGGCGACGATTGGAACGCTAAAACGGACGTTACCGTTTTTAACAGTGCTTTAGCAAATACGAATGCATATATTGCCAGAGCATTTAGTGTGCGTGATGGTGGAAGCTTTGACACAGATGCATTAGAAGCTAATGTGTCGTTCCTTTTAAGTACAACGGGAGATTAATTCATGACCATTCAGGATTTTGCAAATACTGCCAGTGTACAGGTTTATGGTGACGCCACCTCAAGTTCAGAACAAGCAAAGTTCGGAATTACATCTTTAAAATTAGATGGCACTGGAGACTATGTTGAAACTGGTATATCAGGTCAATTTGATTTAAGTGGTGACCTAACAGTAGAGGGTTGGATTTATCCAACATCATTATCAGGCAATAACGTCATCGCTTCTTTGACTGCTGATGGCGTAAACTTCGGTATCACTACAAGTGGTGGCAACTCTTTTTTAACAGCATATCATGGCGCAACTACCTTAACACAATCATCAGGCACACAAGTAACAACAGGTGCTTGGCAGTTTGTTTCATTCTCAAGAGCATCCAACAATCTTGTCATTTCACTAGATGGTGTTAGTGTTGCTGAAGGCACATTCACAACTTCTGGATTGAGTGGCAACGCTCTCAGAGTTGGTAGTGGTCCATTAGATAGCACAGGCTTTGCTGGATTTATGGACGAGGTTCGTGTCACAAAAGGTAACGCAAGATATTCTTCAACTACCTATAATGTACCAGATAGCGCATTTCCTAGACCATCATCTGGTGGAGCAGGTAACTCTATTACAATTAAAGCATGGGGTGCTGGCGGCGGCGGCGGCGGTTCAAATAGTCCCGCTGGAGGTGGTGGTTTTACTCAATCATCATATACAATTACCCCTGGTACAAATCTTTATGTTACTGTTGGTACTGGCGGTAACGCTCCCGGTCGAGTTCCCGGTGGAAATCCAGCACCAAACACACCAGCAGCAACTGGTAATCCTGGTGGTGGTATAGGTGATGGGCAAGGCGGTGGTCTAGTCGGTGTTTTCTTAGAACCATCAAGTAGTCCAACTGATGATATTCATGGAAGTGCAATTGTTATTGCTGGTTCTGGTGGTGGTGCTAGTGATCATGGTCCCAGTGGTTCTGGTGGTGCTGGTGGCGGTTCGATTGGTGAAGATGCTACAGCAGCACCCACTGATGGCGGTAGTGGCGGCACACAATCTGCTGGTGGGGCAGGAGGTACATCCTCCGCAGGTAGAGCTGGTGCACCAGATGGTAGTAAACTTGCTGGTGGTTCAGGTTTTGAAGGTGCTGGTGGTGGTGCTGGTTACTATGGTGGTGGTGGCGGTACTGACGGTGCTTCGAAACTTGGCGATGGTGGAGGTGGATCTGGTTATTTCGCAGAATCAGGATTACCAAGCGATGTAACATTTACTTCTTCTTCTGGATCCACTACAGTGGGCAGTGCTGGTACTCGTGCTGGTCCAGGTGATGCTCCAAGTGCATATGGTAGTGGTGGTGTCGTTTCTACTGGATATTCTGCATCATTATACTTACCATTCGATTCAGATATTCAAGACGACTCAGCACAAAGTCATACAGTGACTGCACAAGGTGATGCTGCTATTTCATCAGTACAATCTAAATTTGGTGGCAGCAGTGCATACTTTGATGGTGATGGTGATAGACTTGATATTGCCCATGGTGGTAATCTGAATCTTGGATCAGATGATTTCACTATTGAAGGTTGGTTCTATTTTACAAGTAGTGATTCACCACAGCGTATTGTTGTCAGTAAAACAGGAACATATGCAGGATTTTTATTCTATCGCAGTTCTTCAACTGATTTGAAATTTTATGCTAGTCAGAATGGTAGTAGTTGGAACGTGGCAAATGGAGAAACACTTGGTACAATTTCATTAAATACTTGGACGCATTTGGCTGTTACTAGATCTGGAAATACTTTCCGTACATATCAGGATGGTACTCAACAAGATACTTGGACAAATTCTAGTTCTCTTCATAATAATAATACTCTTTATCTAGGTGGTAGAGAATCAGGTGCAGATCAAGATTTTGAGGGCTATATTGACGATTTCAGAATCATTAAAGGTACAGCATTATATACCAGTAACTTCACTGCACCAACATCTGCTGTTGGTACTGGTACTGCTAGTTCTAATGGTGATGGTCAACCAGGATATGTTATCATCACTTCTCCTGCTGGAGACACGGTATTCACTTCACCAGGGACTTATACTGTACCATAACAATAAAAATATTATAAATAAATATTGAGTAAAGTCTACATAGACTTTTAAGACAGGAGGCAGGGGATTGACCCCTGCTCTTCCTTATTTCCTACATAGGAGTTATTATTATGGCATCTGTTATTAAAATTAAACGGACCAGTGTGTCTGGAAGAGTTCCGACAACATCTGGTCTAGATACTGGTGAATTAGCCTTAAACATACCTGATAAAAGACTATACACCTCAAACGGCACATCAATCTTAGAGATTGGGTCTAATCCTTCAACGCTGTCTGTAAACAGCGCATATACTTTCCCACATGCTGATGGCACCCAAGGTCAGATCTTAAAGACTGATGGTAGTGGTAATCTATCATTCAGCACTGTAACGAATTCAAGTCATACCGTAACCGTAAACAGCGGCAACACCTCTAGCGCAGGCGTCGTCCAGTCATTGGGCAGTCTTTCACCTGATGATGCTATTGCTGCAAATCCAATTGGTCATTTGGTTATCAATGTAAACGGCGTTGACTATAAAATCCCATATATGGCAGCGGTCGCTAACAACTCTAGTAGTGTATCGTCTGGTGATATGACTGCTTACTCAGGTAACACGTCTGTTGTTTCACAGACATTAGGTTCAACTGCTCCAGACGATTCTGTTGTAGCATCACCTGATGGGCATATCGTGATCAACATTAGTGGTACAGATTATAAACTACCGTTTTTCATATAAAAAATATTATAAATAACATAAAAGGAGTGCAATAAAATGGATATTGAAGCAAAATTGTCAGACGCTGTTGATTATATTGCTACTAACGACACAGTTAAGTTTCGGGAAACCGTTGCTGATGTATTGTTACAGAAAGCAAATGACAGAATCGACGCTGAGAAAATGAGTATTGCATCAACATTGTTCACAACACCAGAAGAGACAAACGATGAATAATT